CACCTTGTGAGCCTGCTCCTACTCCCAAAATACCTTCTGCACCCGAACCTGATTCAGCAGGAACAGCTTCAATCATAGCGGTCTCAAGGTAGTCCTCGAAACGCAGACGAGTCTCATGCTCACTCTTCAAATACCAAAGGTATCCCGTAGCACCGTTCTCGGTAGTAACCTCAACCCAACCGATTTGGGTCATGTCGGAACCGTTAACAGCATACTTGTCCTTGATGATGATTGGCTTATTGGAGAAGATTGAATCTTCAGCCTCAAGCGAACCTACCATTCCGTTGGTTCCTTTTTTAAATTCAGAACCATAGATAAACATACTGCAAACGTCGGCGGAGGCAATGTTTACAGTTGCCTCATAAAAGGCTACCACAACAACTAAACCTGTTACAGACGTTACAACAGCTTTATTCGTTTTACCTGCGTTACCACCTGTGTTCACCTGAATGAAAACAGTCTGACCAACACGGATAGCAGCTGTAGTTGCACCCGAATCGGAGATAGTGAATGTTCCTGCACCTGCTGCAACAGCGGAGGCAGTACAGCTATTGTACTTGATGTGCAGACGACCTTGCTCAGCCCACTTAATCATGTCTGAGTTTGAAGGCATCTCGGCGCCAACCATGCGGAGGAAAGACGCGATAGTGCGGTTTCCATAACGCTCGAACTCCTTCTCATAGGTATCAGGAAGATACTGATTCAAGAAGTCGAAATTTGTAATGTAATTTGTAGACAATGCCAATCGCTCAGCGGCGGGTTGTAGGGCAAATGTCGGTGAGGATAATAATGAACCTGCCATTTTCTTTTAGTTTTTTAGGATTATTTATTTTTATAACTGCGGATTTTGATTTTGTTGCCCGTATCAGGGTTAACCGCCCTAACCTGTACGCCACCCTTGTTGACAACCTCGGGACTCCTACGCTCGGACATGTTGATATTCTTTGTCTTTTTCAACACATCCTCTGTAGCATCCGCAAGCCCTTGCTCATAGAAGAACTTGGCGAACTTGTCAGGGTGCATGGCGATGGCTAATGACCTATGGTATCCCGCAGCATCCTTGATAAGACCATTCTCATCCATGAACTTCGATATGAAATTCAACGGGGATGATTGGTTTTTCTTCAATTCAGCCGCATCGGATGGACTGAAAGAGAATTTCTTGTCGTTGACATTGAACTCAAAACCTTTGAATCCGTTGCCAAAAACCTCGTCGGTCTTCTTGTTAAACCAAGACCTTTTCTTCTCATTCTGCTCCTCAATGGTCTTCGCCTCATTAAGGTATTGCTTGTAAGCCTTTAGCTCCTCCAACTCTTCCTTGGAAACACCCGCCGAACTTGACTCAAGTGGCATCTTATATTTCTCTTTCTGAGTGTTGAAGAACTTTTTTGCCTCAGCAACCGCCTTCTTCCTTGCGATTTTTACCCTCTTAACCGTGGACTCTTCGTCCAAATCCTCGTCGTACCTATAGTCCTCCAACATTGACTCAATGTCTTCGGCATCTAGACCGTCTTGGGTGGCGTGAAGGTATTCACGCAGGATTTCTTCTTGGTCCATGGTCTCGTAATCCTTCTTCAACTTTAAGAAGTCCTCGAAACCACGTCCCGTTTCCTTTCGGTATTTCATGTAAGCGGCTACATCCTCGGGCATATCTTCAGCCTGCGAACGCTCCGCCATCAGCTCATCAAACGAGTTGATTTGCCGATTGTATCTTTTTCCAATATATGAAAGAACGTCTTCCTCCTTCAGCTCATTGACGGGTTCGGGCGCGGGAGGAGCCTCTTCTTCAGGCGGGGCTTGCGCCTCAGCCTGCTCTTGTTCATGTTTCTCCTGCAGTTCGCGCTCTAGCTCCTGCACTCCTTTTGGCTCTACGCCGTCAATTGCTCTTACCTTGAATTCCATTTGATTAGATTTATTACAAATTTATACATAAATAGTTCATTTTGTGTTATCGTGGTGAAAATTCAGCCAAGTCGAAGCCATCCAAACTGTCCTCGTTGGACTCGAAATTCATCGGAGGAAGGTTATTCTTACGTTGGTTGATGAGCTTGGACTGCTGTGTATTCTGAATGGCGATACGCTTATCCTTAGCCTTCTCCTTCTTATCCTCACGCTCCATCAACATGCCTGTGTTCATGTCAGCCAACTTGGTGTTGTATTGGAACTCTTCAGCCATCAACAAGCTCTTCAGCTCCGCCTCCTTCTGCATCTTCTGAATCTCAAAGGCTATCTCAGCCTGTTTGATTTGCATCTTGGATTGGGTCTCCGCCTGAATCTTCTGAAGCGCTACCTGACCTGCAAGTTCCTGAGAACGAAGATTTTGCTCAGCCATCATAGCCTGCTGCTGCATCTGCATCTTCTCTTCACGGTCCTGCTTCTTCATCCGCTTCATCTTCAGAAGCTGATTAGCCAACTTGATGTTCTTAATCTCCCTGATATCTATGGCATCCTCTAGGTTGATGTCACCCTTTGACAAAGCCATCTGAATGTTCGCCTCAAGCTGAGCCTTCTGCTCCTCGTCGGGACTGATTTCAATGAAGATACCGAAGTCATATATATATAGGTCGCTAATCTCATTCAGGATGGAGACATTGTATTTTCCAATCCTGTTGGCGAAGTCATCCTTGAAATCCGCATACTGCAATATGTCGGCAACGCGATATGTAAGTGCCTCAGCCAAAGAACGATATATGTAAAGACCGCCCTCCAAGATGTGACGTGTAGCCGTATTGGAGTTGAGTGCAGCCAACTTCTGAACACCAACCAATGAGTTGGGGTCGGGCATCGAGCCATCCCTAGCCTCGTTAAGACCCGTTACCGCCCTAAGCATGTCCATGTAATGGTTGTAGTTGGCGATAAGCATCTGCGTCTTGGAGGCACCCGAGTTGGATGTCAGCTGTTGGATTGGTACACGGGCATTGTTGAATTCACCGTCCTGCGTATAACTTCGTCCGATGACACTACCCGTTTGGAAGTAAAGCCTCAAGGCATCCTCGGGGTTATAGGCATTACCCGTACCCAAGTCAACCTCGTTCAGTCCGTCGGCATCGATAAATACGCCATCAGGGACAGTCCTAGCGATTACCTGCTGCAGCTTCAAGTGGGTAATCTGAATCAGGTCGGCAAACGGAATCATCCTGCGGACCAATGACTCGATGTTACCCTTGTACATCCTAGGTGCGCAAGCCACATAGTTAGGGATGGCATGCTGTGAGGAGGACTTTGGACGTACCATATTCTCACACATCTGCCATTTTAAAACTATGTTGGTACCCATGACCATCACACCCTCATACCAAACATCAATCACCTTCTCCATCTTCTCGAATCGACCCTCCTCCATCATTTCAACAGGAGGGTTGAACGTGTCGTCCTTCTCGATGATACGGGTTCCACCACCCTCCAATACCTTCTTCTTATAGACCATCTTCTTCGTGGTCTTGTAGTTGAAGTACATCAGCGTGCAGGTGTCCTTATAGAACAAGGTGTTGTCATAGTACTGAGCCACGTTGTAATAGTCATACCAACTCTGACTGTACTTGCTAATCTTCTCCAAGTCCTCGCTAGTCAAGGTCGGGTCAATCTTGATAAGCTCCGTAAGCGGAAGCGTCTTAATCTCACCCCAATAGAAGCAGTCCTTGAAGAACGGGTCCTCAGTATAGCTATATACGATATTGGCAGGGTCAACATACGATACCCTTACGCCTTCACCCAACAGGAACTCATGCTTGGCTACGGCAATACCCAAAACGGTCATGTCATAATCAAGCCTCTTTCGGATGTCCTGATAATGGTTCTCATCAAAAATGGTGTTTATAGCCTCCTCCTCGGCAATCTCGATGGCGGGTTTGTAGTTCAACTGCATGTACAGCGACAGCTCCTCGTCTGTCTGAGGAAGCTCCTCGGGGTCCATGACAAACGGATTGACACCCGTCTTGTCTTGTATGATGGTAAGGATATCCTTGGATACCATCTGCCCCTCAATCATGTCCTGATACTTGCTCCTCTTGGCTTGTGACATAGCGTCCTGCGCATATGCCTTGACCTTGAATAGTCGGTCAGACATGCCGTTCACCACGATGTCCACGAACTTAGGCAGGATTGGAACAGGCTGCCAATCCAAGTTCAGATATGACAAGTCGCCATCGATAGCCAACTCGTTCTTATATTTCTGAACAGGCTGCTCGCCCCGTGCGTACAGTCTAAGTTTATGGAAATCACGCCATTGTGAATAATAACGACAAGAGGCTCCATCCCTACGGAACCACTCATACTGTATGGCTTGACCTACCTGAAGCCCATATTCCATCGAAGCCTTCTCCTTATCAGTAGCGAACTGATTCGGGAACATTGCCGATGATACGTTTATTGATACCTCTTTCATCTTATTAACTTGCTTGAATAACCGTCATTACTATACCTTGCAAAACTAACACTCAATTTACTCGTCTTTTTCTCAGCCTGATACAAATGTTTCTGATTTGCCATTATTGCCAAACCCGAACTGATACAGGCATCGAACTTGGTCCTGTCGTTGATGTCGAACTTAGCCCAATCCTCCAACGTCTTTGTGAAAAGCATACTTCCCATGATGTCAGGCTCCCTGTATGTACCTGTTATGTCCATCCCGATATGCTTTTCTATGTAAGTCTCTATGGCTGAGGCATGTGCTTGCTTCACTTCCTCCGATGTGTTAGGTATGCCACCCAACTCACGCTCGGTCTTGGACAGCTTTGCTATGTTTCTATCAGGTCTGTTCATGCTGAAGCCCCTGTAGCCCCTGTTTTTGAAGTGATACAGCAACCTAGGCTTGTTGTTCTCAGCCAATATGGGCATGCCATAGAACACACACGCCATAAGAACCTCCTCAAAGAAGATTTCAGCCGTCTGCGGACGTGCTATGTACTCCAAAAAGAACTCATTCACAGGAGCATCGTCCATATGGAACTTGGTCATGCCGTGCAAGGACCCGTTCGAGCCTCTGCCACCGACAACCGCTGAAATATCGTAAGGGTCACACCCGAAGGAACCGATATGCTCGTTGGCAGGGTACCTTGTACCACCCTTTTCAATGAACCTGTTCTGCAAATGTGCGGGAGGAAGCCAACTTACGAGGAAACGACCCCTCTTGTCGGGGGTCCACACCACCTTCGAGTCCTTGACACCGTCCTTCCAATGGAACGAACCCCTTGTGAGGTGGTGTTCAGGTATCAAAGAGTCGTTATAGTCTATCTGTTGGTATATCTTGGTCAGGTTGAACAGCGCCTGCTTGCTCTCATCTCTGAACGCATGGCTTTCTGTACGCGGAAACTGACGGTAATACTCGTTCAATGCGTCCGCATCATGCTTCAAAGAGTCAACCTCAGCCTCCCAATAGTCGATTGCTCCGTTTGTGATGAACGCTCCGTCCACACCACGCAGCTTATCAGGTGGCTTACGCAAAACAGGCATGCCATATATGTCTATGAAGCCCTCCATGTTCCATTCCATGGGTATGAAAAGGCTGTAAAGTCCGCTTTTTGTCTGCCCGTTGGCGTTACGCTGTTGTATATTTGAGTCTTCGTAGAGCTTTTTGAAGTTGTCTCCACCTTTGCTCAAAGCGTTGGAGGTCGACCCCATCATGCACTTACCTATAATCTTGCTTCCCAACCTCAGACAGGTCTTGGTGACCCGCCAATTGTTCAATATATTATTGGGTTTCACCCACTTACCACTTTCGTCGTGAGCCAAGAACACCAACTTCTCACCGTCATAGGAGTTCTCCTCGGTATTCTTCCAATCTATGGTGGTATCCAAGCCGTCCATCTGCTCCTTGTCCGTCTCGTACATGTTCTTCTTGGTAATCTTGGATGCAGGTACGCGGAAGGCAAGCTCCGTCTTTGGCTTGTCCATACCGTCCATGATTGGCTTGAAGAAGAACGGCAGCCTGTTGTTGATTGGAACTACCTTGTCCACGAACATCTTCTTGGCATCTGCACCCGTCTTGGACAGGATTCCAACCCTCGCATCCCTAGCAAGCGTTCCGATGTTTACGCACTCGGATGATGCCATGAACGAGAATCCCGAACGACGAATCTTGAGGTAAATCATGCCGAATGACCTTGTGTCAGCCACGCAAGCCTCCCAAAAAAGGAAGAAAATCCTGTTCGCCTCACGGAAGTCAGGGTACCCTACGTCGATACTAGACCATTGAAGGTACATATAGTGGGAGCCTGTTATGTATGTAGGCTTCCCGTTGTTCATAAACCAATAACCCTCTTCCCGATAGTCGAACTCCTGCTCGATATAGTCAACCCAACGGTCCTTGAAGTCCTTGGGCATCTCGTTCCAATGGAATATGGACTGTATCCTTGATAGCTCTTTGGGTAACTCACGACGCTCCCAATACTGCTCGGGTGCGCTTTTGTGTCTTTGATGACACTCCTTTGGTGCCAACGGAAGGGCAATGGTAAGTCCCGATATGCTTACAATCTCTCCGACCTGTCCTGTCTTTGAGATGACAACCATATCGTAGATATCGTTGTATCCATACTGCCAAGTCCTTGCCGAGTTCTTCTTTGCAAGTATGTTCTTGGGAATGTATCCATCCAATACCCTGTATAATGAACTATGTTCTTGACCTTCTTTCTGCAAATCCTTGTTTTGTATCTACCTTGTCCGTTCCCTTTTCGGTAGCCTCGAGGCTTTCCCTCTCAGCTTCAATCCTGTTCAATATCTCGAAAGCATCGAATATCGCCAACTTCTTTGTAGCAGCAGCGTTCTTCAGCTTGTCTGCAGCCAACTCATCGTCGGTATTCGGCTTGATAATCTTCTCCTTGGCGACCTCTATCAGATGCTCGACAGCCTGATGACCCGCCTCTATTATGTCTAATTTGATTTGTTTGCTACTCTTCATTTGATTCTATTTATAGAACATGACATAAACCATCCTCCCCTCGGACCAACCCATGTTTGGATACTTGCTATGGAAATAGTTTGAAGGGTAACATATACACCTGTTTTCCTTGTATCCTACTACAGAATGCAGCTCCCACTTATCGATGTCATTGGAATCCCTTCTGAGAACCTCGTCGTGCCTCTCGAATGATACATCGCTAGGAAGGCTGTATCCCAAGTCCTTATGCTTCCAAAACGCGGTTCCATGAAGACCTTCCATCTTGGATGGGGACAGATACAGCACCAATGCCCTGTCAGGTCTTTCGCCGTTTATTATCGAATCGGCATGTATTCTCCAATCAATATCCACCTTGTCAGTTGCAATCCTGAAAAAGCTAAGTATGTTCCTTCTCTCAATACCCTCCATATCACTAATCTTCTCTATGACCAACGAGTCAAACTCCTTGTTGCTGAACTGAACCCAAAAGCTCTTCTCACCCGTGTTCACCTCCGTGAACTCGTTTGAGGATATCGCTTGATATACAATATCATAGATATCTGCATCCAAGAAGTCATCTATGACATTTATCATAATTTGATTGTGATTTGGTGGTCGAATATCCTGTACATCTTCTCCCCATCCACGTTGAACTCATACTCGCTGTCGGGTGTGAAGCATACCATATCCCCGCTGTTAACACCCCTGTCGACAAGGTACTTGTTCGGATAAGCCATCTCACCCATCAGGGGTTCGTTCTTGAAAGGCTTCTTCACATACGAGTCCTTGGCTGCAATGGGTTTGACAAAGCAGTACCTGTCATGGGCATGCCACTTGCCGTCCTGCTTATACATGAAGAATTGGTCAGGCTCAATCAAAAAGTCATCCTCCCTGAAGAAGCTCTTACCACTCTTCTGCCTACCCTTGATGTCGTTGTAGAACTTGAACACGTTGTGGTGTACAAGCAACAGGTCACCCTTTCGGATAGGACCATCGTACTTGGCAGGCGTCTCAACCACCTCGGCATACCTGTTTGAGAACACATGGTCCTCCTCGGACACGCTGACGATAAGCTCGATGCCACCTATCTCCTTGGTGTTGTCATACCGCCGACCCTTGACAGGGTTGGCTATGAAATAGAATGGCGACTTCATCAGTAGTTGATGTTGTATTCGATTGACATGGGGATGGTGGAAGAGAACTCCTTCCACAGCGTCACCTCCTGCTTCTCGTTTATGACGTATATCTTGACCGACTGACGCTCCTCGTCGTACTTGATAAGATGGATTTCATTGGAATCGCCAAGGACCTTCTGACCCACGACATAGTGCATGGCTCCGCTTTTGTAATCAGGTCCTATGGCTACCTTCCTTATATCCATTAGATTGGAGACACCCTGTTTACGGTAAGTATTACTGATGGTGTAGCGGGATGCGGAACAACCACATCGGGAGCCTCGTATTTCAATGTGATATTCCCATCTTGAACCCACATGATTTCAATGTACTGACTAGGAGCCGTTATCTGAACAAAGAAATTCCAAGCGGCAACAGCATAATTTGCGTTCGCCTTCATGGTCACATGCGTGTTTGTGTTGGCGATATCAGTACCACCCTTCCTAAGCCATATGGATGCCTGATGGTCTGTACCTCCTGTCTTCTCCAACTGAGCGGAAAATTGGATGTTGTATATGCCATCAAGTGCGAATGTAATCCTACTAGGTTGACCCGAACCGTTGTTGACTATTGATATATCTCCACTAGTAAAGTCGGTATTGTTGTATGTGAAAGGCTCGACATCCCCCGCAGAAGGACTCTGTGTCTGAGTTGAATAAAACGAACCATATGAAGCATATACATAAGGAGGTGTTTGCCATAAAGGATTCGTTCCCGCACCCTGACTGATTAAAACTTGATTCAGTGTACCTGCAGAACCGTTTACGAACAATGGTCCTGTCTTTGTATCAACGCCTGTTGCTGACAGTTTGTATATACCCAAGTCTACGTTGGTAGTTGCACCTGTATACGGAACGAAAGTCAATGCGCCGTTACTCCAAACAGGGTTTGAACCGACTCCTTGGCTCACCAATATATTACCTGCGGTTCCTGCAGAGCCATTGAAAAACAATGGTCCTGTTGATATGGAAATACTATAACATGAAAGGTCATTAGCCCCCAAATTGACACTCGAACTTGCTCCAACATAAGGAACAAAAGCCGATGAAAGTTGCCAAACAGGACTGTTACCTGAACCGCCACTTACAAGGAAGGCTCCTGCAGTCCCTGCAGCCCCACCAAACAAGACACCCGCCCCAAAGTCAACATCACCGTTTACGTCAACATCTCCTAATGTTGTTTGACCCGTTACAGACAGTGTCGAAGACAGTGTGAGACTAGTTCCGTTTATGGCACCCAAGGTTGACAAGCCCGTTACCCCCAATGTACCACCGACTAACAGGTCAAATGACCCTAGGTCGACATTTTGGGTGGCACCCGTATATGGTACCAAGTTGTTCAGCGTAGTAGGGCTACTAACCAAATACGAGTTAAGGTCCGATACCGTGAAGTTCTTAGTAGCATTGGCGTTGTCAACGTCAGTGCCTATCAACATGTCCCCGCCTGAAACACTGCTGTCTGTCGGGTATGTACTTATTCTTGCCATTACTTATCTTTTTTAGTTACTTCTCCTGTCTGTAGGTTGATGACGGCGTCTTCGCCGTACTTGGTTATAAGACCCTTCTCGAATGCCGCAAACTCACGCTTGATGTTCTCGATGTGGGTGATGATGTTCTGTTTCTGAAGCTCCAAATCACCCAAAGCCATTTTGGACTTGGAGAAATCGGCGTTCATTTCTTGGATTGTTGTCAGCTCCTGCTGCTCGATGAAATTTGATTTAGTCATTGTAGTTTAGATATTTTGTTTTTCCATTCTGTTTTACAGCCTTCAGGACCTGCTTCTTGTTGCCTTCCGAGTTGTATGACACATGCACCCAATCAGGCTCCCCATCCGTACCAAACTCCCATATCAGTTGGTCGAACGGCAAATACTGCAGGATGAACATGAACATCTCTTGGTTCCTGCCGTACACCACTAGGTCAGCCGCCTTACCCTCCATATGTTGGGATGACTTCGACCCCTTGACAAGCTTGTTCAGTTCAGGGCTTCTGTAACCCGAGCTTACCTTTATCGGACAGCCCATGTGTTCCCTCAAAGGCTCAAGCACATGTTGACAAAGATACGTCAAGTTACGCACAACCTCGGGCGGTGCGTTGTTGTTTATGCCGTTACGGATGGCGGTGGTGCTATGCACCATCTCCTTCAGTGTGAAGCTCTTTGTCAGATTCATCGTCCTTGTCCCCTGTATTTCTTCTTGTAGTTCTTACTGCTCTTGAGGCTACTTGTCTTCTTCTTTGAGTGTATACCCGCGTTGTTCTTCTTGGTCTTGACCTTGAATACCTTCTCTACCGATACCTTTCCGCCCTTCTTTGCCATTATTTCCTTTTGAATATCTTCCTGTGAAAGTCATAAGCCCAATAGAACAGTATACCCAAGCCCACATTCAACACCACCTCGTACACAGGGGGGTTCGACAATGTTACGGCATTGAAGAACGACCCGCAAATGATGGAGATAATCCCCATCTTGAGCAAAAACAACTTTGTGATGTTCAGTTTGGCTACAGCCTTCTCCTCGTCTCCGAAGATATAGATATAGAACATGAGCGCCGATGTGAACAGTGTCAGGTTAGCTAACACATTGATAATCATCTTAATCGTTTCCATGCTTCGTTATTTTTTCAAACAGCGTCTCCACACCCTTCAGACCAAAGTATCCTAGCAAAAAGGCTACGCCGTATTGGCTACGACCCTCAAGCTCGAACAGTTCTATGGCTACCTGAGTGAGGTAGTTCGCCGCCAATGTTCCTGATGCAACCCCCAAAAGGGACGCCTTTATATTATATGCCGACTTCTTGCTCACCATGATGAGGCTCCCGAACATCCCCGCAAGCATCAGCGTGATGTCTATCCCTAGCGTTGTCAGCCAATCGTGAAATTTCATATACAGTTGTTTAGCCACGGTGCGCGTGTGCCTGCCGTGAATGTTACGGGTAATGATGAATGCCAAATGCTCTTCTGAAGTGTCGTGTTCCTTTCAACATATGTGATTGACACCTTATATGTATAGCTTGGGTATACAGAACATCCCGCCCCAAGGGTATAGTAATATGCGTTGGTAGAACTCAATGAGCCTCCATTCGGTCCACAGCCATTGGTGTGACCTACATTCTGAAAACTGATGTAATAGTACCTAGCTATGGTATAGCAGGTGTCGGTCACGGGATTGAATCCCGCCTGTGGCGCCCATCTGAATATGACCATACCGCATATGGTCGTGTCGACCGTGATGCCGAAGTCCCTAGCAGGGCTGTATTCGACAGGGTATACAGGGTAGTTGGCACACGGGTCGGTGTTCTGACTGTTGTTGCCGTTTCCGTTGCCGTTGGGTTGCCCACGCCTCTCACCCGATTGGTCGGTCTTAGGCTTAACTGAGGCTATGTCTGAGCCTTGTTCACACGAAGACAAGGCGAGGGCAAGTAATACGATGAATATCCTTAACATCCTACTGAGCTTAATGGTACAGATAATAAGTTACTTGAAGAGTCAATCAGTTCTATAATAGGAGCGCCACCCCAATAGTAGCAGTTTTCAAAACGGACCGTATATGTCGTTCCGTTGTCAACCACACTGTATAGGGCTGAATTTCCATATATCCAATTCAACAGCTGCTGTATCTCGGTTGTTGAGAACTGTATATCCAAGGTGCCATAGTCGGGAGGTGATATTATCAAATCAGATGAACCATAACCACTTACGAAGTCAAAGTAAATCCTTACAAGTTTGTTATATGTCTTATCAAAAGTAGCCTCGTAACAGTAAGCAGGTTGACAAGAACCCGCATATGTAGGAACCAACTTTTGGAAGTTTATGGTGTAAGCAAGGTTCCCGAACGAATCATAAACATCTATGGGCATGTCAGACACGTCATAATAATAAAGGAATATGCTTCCAACATTGAAATAAGTCGTGTCCGTATAAGGAAGATAAGCATCCCCGCCCATGCTGTTCATCAGGTTCCTCAAGTATCCGTTCCCAAACGGGTCAATCCAAAGGGGTGTAGTCATGGCTGCGTCGGCATAAAGAGGAGTTCCGTAGGATGTAAAGTTCGGAAACGTCGCAAACCATGTGCATGGTGCAGGAGGCACGGGCGTACCCGACAGCTGCTGCCATCCTGTTGCTATGCCTATGCCGTTGGATATGGTCATCTTACCAAAGGGCTACGATTTTCTGAGCAGTGGTACCGTTCGCCTTTAACTGAACCACGTTGACAGGGATGAACGAACCCGTAGGAACAGCAGTGAATACAACGGTGTCGCCACCCGATGTAACAACCTCTACATCTCCTGCACCTCCGACATACAACACACATCCCGCATTCGGCTCGCCTGACAAAGGTGAGTTTTGGTAGATAATATAATTGTCACCTCCCGCAGGGAATATGTCATCCGTTAAAAGCACTTCCCATACAGCAACAGGAGATATATCTTGCTCAACAACAGAGCATGTTTTACTTGTTGTATTATACACAACATCACCCATCCTTACACCTAAAGCAAAAAAATCTGTTGTGGTATCAGCTAGTGTAAACGGTGATATTGGAGCTGTTCCCGTACCCGAAACAATAATTGTCGGATTCGGGATAGGTACGGTATCAGATTCGTAAATCTCTAACGCCCTGCTAGTCTGTAGTTTTGGTGTTGGCATTTTCTTCTTTGTTATTATATGGGAACATCTCGTTCAGTCTCTTGCGCCTCTCCTCGCAACCACAGTCCTCCTCACCAACGACAGCCTTGACAGCCGCCTTGATGCCCGTGACCGTGGTTATCTTGTCGATGGTGTCGCCAAGACCCTCACTCCTTTTTCCCAAATAGGTTATCTTCACTTCTTAATGAGTTTTGTAATCTGCGAACCTACCGTACCATTCATGATACATGGGTCGTTCAAGCCACGGCAAGTAGCCTTGCCAAGACCCTTCTTGGGGACGCTGTTCATCAATGTGCTACCCTTCTTGGCAATGTCCTTGCTCAGGGTAGGCTTCACATTGGTTGGATAGTTCAGTATCATTACTTTATCTTTTTATCTAATTCTTTTCTAGCTTCATCGGTTGCTTTTTTAGCAGCCTCTTTTGCCTTTTGCTCCTTATCTTTTATTTTTTGGTCTCTTACTCTATCAGAGCTAAGATTAAATATTGGCGTTGGACTGTCAGCCAATGGATATGACGAATCCCTGTATTCGTTTTTCTTTCCCATGTTTTTTTTATTTTTTAGACCTATAATCCCTGCTAGTGTTACCGTCAGTGTTTTGTTGCTTGACAGGCTGAACCTCAGCCTTCTCCACAACAACAGGCTGCTCAACAACAGCCTCCTCTTTTACTTTTTTCTTTGCCATCTTATTATGCTTTTGATATACGTTTACCCATTCCAACCCTAGACTTCTCAGCCTTCTTCTGAGCCAACCGAGACGGACTCAGCTCCGACTTGGTCTTGGGTGTCTTCGAGGACACCCGCTTGGTGGGTCGGCAGTACTCATTCTTTCCTCCCGCACCACAAGCCTTACCCGTCCTAGTGTCAACCCACTTCTCCTTCTCCCACCTCTTCAGGCTCGTGCCCTCCGAACCCTTCCTCACACTGCCCGACTGCTTGCGGCACTTGGCTATCGCCTGTGACGCCCTAGCCGATGGGAACACCTCGTACTGAGCCTTGACCTTCCTGTAACAGGCGTCCTTCATCTAATTATTTCCAATCCTTTTGTGGAATACCTGCTTCCCGATACAACTGTCTCTTATAGAATCTAGAGTCGTCATTATCAGCACCCTTGAATACCTCATTCACCTTTTTTTGGATAGCCTGTTGCTTGGCATAAAGTTGACCCCTAGCCTTCTGCTCAGGTGTAGGTGTTGGTGTAGGTTTTGGACTGTCAGCCAATGGGTATGACGAATCTCTTACTTCGCTTTTCTTATATTTTGCCATATTATTTAGTATTTACCTTTTCTTGACTTCGGACTCGACTGCGTCGAACCGCCCTTGCCCGCCCATAGGTTCTTGCAAGCCCAATACCTTGCACTCAACTTGTCGGTAGCGGTCTCGCACTTGTGCCTAGCCTTGAACGACTTACGGGCAGCAGCCGAGTAATTGTGACCATAACCCTCAGCACCGAAGTGGATGAGCTTCTCCTTGCCGTTAGCGCAAGCCTTCACCATCCTCTTCTTGCCCGCCCTATCAGAAGGAACAGGCTTGTTACACTGCATCTTGGATTTGTTAGCCATATGTTTTTGTTTTAAGGGTGGCACGGTAAGCGTCCACCCTCTAAATGAAGCATGTTAATCACTTCATCATCTTCTTAACAGCCGAAGCCTTCTTCTTAGCAGGCACAGCCATCTTCTTTGCGGGAGCCTTCTTGGCAGCTACCTTGCCATACATTGCATTTTTCATTTTAACTTGTTTTTTGGGTTCCTAATGTATTCTTCAATGT